AGTATTGTAATACCCAACGTGGTGTTAAATTAGGCATGTTTAAGCGTTCTGCCCACCATGGATCAACTTGTTCGCGCCATTCACGGGCTTGTTTTGTGCGTCCTTCTAACATGGTTCGATCCCAGCCAAACACATAGCTTACTGCATCTTTAAGACTATTTGCAAAGGATTCTCGTCGAAAACCGTGAAAGTTAGTTAAGTAATCGGCAATAGTATCTTTGCCAGAACCGATAAAACCGCATACACCAATAATCATAAGAATCCCCTGTAAGTAGTGCTAGTATATAACACTTTTATTACAGGGGTCAAGAATTTTCTTAGCCAGTTATGAAATAATAGCCCGTTCCGCCGCTAACTAGAGTTTCAATTTCTTTGTCTAATTTTTCTAATTCGGCTTTTGAATCAGTTAAAAGGGCAGTTCCATTTAGTGTAATAGGACTACCGGGACCTGCAATTGACCCAAATTTACTACGTGCTTCTCCTAGCATGCCTTTAGCTGTGGCAAGTGCATAGTCCTTTAACCACTGTTTAGCATAAGGATCTTGTAACAGAACCCAGTCGGGACGATAATTATAGCTTTGAATGAGAATTTGTTCGCCTTGAGCAAAAGGACGTTGTAAAATATTTAAAATATGTGTGGTTGGTTTCCAGAGGAATTCGATATAACTACCAAACATACGTCCTACTAATTTTTGATAGCCAGCAAAAGCATCATAAGTTGCTAGGCCACCCATCATACTACCTGACATCAAGTAAGTGTTAGTGTACGCCAAGTTGAACGGCTCGAACAATGTTCCGCCTGCACCTATACCACTTCTTGAACCAATAGCTCGACGAAATACTTGTCTAACACTTATAACTTCGTCGGGTAATCTATATTCGTTTTGATCCTGTATGAGTTCTAAAAACAAATAACTTTCTTCTACGCTATTACTACTTCTTTGACGATAACGAGTTAATGCACGATCTAACGCAATTTCCATATGTTTAGGATCTAATTCGACATCAATCATGCCGTCGCCAAGCATGGTTTTTATATAGTCAAAAACCTTATTTCTTTCTACAGTGGAATTACTCTGCGTAGTTGATGGTAAATCGTCCATTTTTTACTCTCCTAGTATATTTAGCTAACGATAAATATCAATATGCCACGATTATCCTTATACAAACCAGAAAAAGGCAACGACTATAAATTCATAGATCGTCAAGCTAGCGAAATGTTCCAAGCGGGAGGAACCGATGTCTATTGGCACAAGTATTTAGGTGCTAATACCGACCCAACAAATGCCACTGCTGATCAGCCTAATTATCCTAGTGCCCAACCTACAAATATTCAAGATTTGCTTTTCTTGGAAAATCGCGATAGCACGTACGATAATGAAATTTACAGAATTCGAGGCATGTACAATGTACAAAATATTGATTTTAATTTAAGTCAATTTGGTTTGTTTATTGATAATGACACATTGTACATGACCGTACATATTAATGACATTGTTAAAACTATAGGACGTAAACCTATTAGCGGCGATGTATTAGAGTTACCCCATTTAAGAGATGATTTTGCTCTTAATAATTATGATGTTAGTTTGCCAAGATACTATACTGTTACTGATGTAGGTCGTGCAAGTGAAGGATTTAGTGTAACTTGGTTCCCACATTTATATAGATTAAAACTTAAACGTGTTACAGATAGCCAACAATTTGATACTATCTTTAATCAACAAGCTACAGATGCTAACGGTGATCCTATTGTGGGTGCTAATGTAACTCTAAAAGATTTGCTGAGTACGTTTAATAAAGAAATCGAAATTAATCAGCAGATTGTAGCACAAGCAGAAGCCGATGCTCCTAAGAGTGGATATGAAACTAGACAATTTTATACGCTTGCTGTCGATCCTAATACTGGCAAACCATTATTAGAAACCGTCGATGAAACATCATTAGATGCAAGTCAGGTTAGTTATCTTGCTAACGAAAATAATGCTAGACCTGTACGTACAGGTTATACTGGTTACTTAATCGGTGATGGTTATCCTGTTAACGGTTATGCATTTGGATTTGGTATTCAATTTCCTGAAAATCCAGGTGCAGATGATTTCTTTTTACGCACAGATTTTTTACCTAACAGATTATTCCGCTTTGATCAAAAATCAAGTGGGTGGATTAAAGTTGAAGATGCTGTTAGAATGAATATGACAAACAATGATACAAGACAAACACTAAAAACTGGCTTTATCAATAACACCAGTTACACATATAATAGTCAAGTGGCCAGTGATGTTGTTACACTAACACAAGGGGCGACTCAAGTAAACACTAGAATTTTATTTGCAATCAATAATGCAATTCCATATGCTGTTATTAAATCTGGTCCAACACAACTTGAATTTGCATTAAGCGATTATCCATCGTTGTATAGTTCATATGTTTACACAAGTCCAGCAGGAATACAAACTACTTGTTTAAGAATTACGTTGCCTGTAATTGACGATACACAACAAACCATACCTAGTGATGGTCAATGGACTGTGACACTATATAACACAAGAGATGCACAACGACAAAGTTTGTCTACTGCTCTTAAACCTAGGGCGGATTTATAATGCAATGGTTCTATGACGGACAAGTAAGAAGATATTTGACACAAACAATGCGTGTGTTTAGCAATTTTGTGGTCAAATATGGTGACGGAACACTACATCAAGTACCTGTTTTGTACGGAGATGCAGACAGACAAGTAGCTAGTATCATGCGTATGAACAGTGAAAATGCTGTTAATAGTATTCCACGTATTAGTGTTTACATAACAGGTTTAGAATTAGACCGCAATCGTCTTGCTGATCAAACGTATGTTGGAAAATTAAATTTCCGTGAAAGAGATGTTAACGATGGAAGTTATACTGGAGCGCAAGGACGTAACTATACTGTTGAACGCCTAATGCCAACTCCGTTTAATTTAAAAATGAAATGCGATATTTGGACAAGTAGTACTGATCAAAAATTACAAATACTTGAACAAGTATTGGTATTATTCAATCCTAGTTTAGAATTACAAACTACAGACAACTACATTGACTGGACCAGCTTAACTGTTCTTAATTTAGGTGACGTAGTATGGGGTAGTAAACAAGTGCCCGTTGGTACCGATACTCCAATTGATGTTGCAACGCTGACTTTAGATACTCCTATATGGATTAGTCCTCCAGTTAAGGTCAAACATCTTGGTGTTATTACAAAAATTATCACAAGTTTATACAGCAACAATTCAAATTATCCTGCAGGGTACATTGATGGACTTGGTATAGATCCAACATTGCAAACAGATGGAAATAGTCCGTCTTTTAGTGATTTAATTTCTTCAGAAACTGTTACTGTTACCGGATTTAAAATTCAAGTTTACGACAATCAAGCAACATTATTAGAAAGTACAGCAGGTATAGTTCCTCCAGAACCAACACTGAGTATTCCAACAGCCACCGGTACGCCCCAAGATTGGTTAAGTTTGTTCCAATTATTCACTGGTCAATATGTTGCAGGATCGAGTATGCTATACTTATTGCAACCGAATGGTACTTATGTTATCGGAACTATTGCTGTTAATCCTACTAACCCAACAGTACTACAAGTTAATTGGAATCCAGATACACTTACATCAAATACTGGTATAGATAGTACTGGTAAACTAGAAACAGATGCTGGATATAATGCATCTACTAGTTATAGACCAAACAGTCCTGGTACATTTGATGCTATTATTAATCCACAAACATATACACCTAATAGCCCTACTGCTGGTACTAGATATTTAATTATTGAAGATATTGGAAATGCAAGCAATACAACACCTGCGGTTGTGTGGGGTAATTTAGTAGCACATGCAAACGATATTATAGAATATACCGGATCTGCATGGCATGTTATTTTTAATGCAAGTCAAGAATCGGATACTATGGTATGGCAAACGAATATATACACTGGAGTTCAATACACATGGAATGGTGTTTCATGGGTTAAGAGCTTTGAAGGTGAATATGGTGCCGGCCAATGGAAAATAGTATTGTAAAAGAACAAATTGTTTGTAGTGGTGCATTGTTTTATGCAAAGTCTACACAACGATTTTTACTTCTTCAAAAAAGTCACGGTAAACACGAAGGCACTTGGGGGCTAGTAGGTGGTACTAATATCACTGGAGAAACACCTTGGCAAGGTTTACAACGTGAAATTAAAGAAGAAATAGGCGCTGTACCTAATATAATTAAAACTATACCTCTAGAAACATTTGTTAGTAACGACAAAGTTTTTAATTTCCACACATACTTGTGTGTGATAGAATCTGAATTTATTCCAACACTAAGTGACGAACATATTGGATGGGCATGGACTACTATCGATCGTGCTCCTAAACCTTTGCACCAAGGGTTACGTAACAGTTTTAGTAGCAAAACAATAAGAACTAAGTTGCAGACTGTTTTTGACTTAGTTGATCTAATTTAATTCCAAATCCGTCAATGTATTCTTTCATTAACTGGGCGTTATGCCACCAGTATATTTCAATTTTTTCAGATTTTTCACAGTCTCTTAAATATTGTTGAAACTGTTGAGAATTTTTTAGACGTTTTCTTGAGTTAATTGTAGCATATTCCCAGAACGGACTTTTAATATTACAAGACCCGCAATAATTTAATGCAATTAAATTTTGCATTCCTTCTATATTTTTTCTATGGTCAAAATTTAATTGTATATTCATCTTATGTACGTCTAAATTATTATTAATAATTCGACTAATGAATTCCATTGTTAAATTAATGTAATAATGTAACGGCAATGCTTGTGCAGGTTCAAAGAATTGTAATCGATTTCCCATAGACATAATTCTTCCGTCCATAGCAGTATTTTTATAATACTGTCTCCAACTGAATCTTCTTAGATTAATTGTATCGATACCTTTTAATTTTGCAAATTTTTCACTTGCTTCTTCGTGACTTGTAAAGTTTTTATTGTACAAATATCCAAACGCTTTTCGATGTGTTAGTGGAACTCCGAACATCCACCCATCTTCATGTACATACGCTGATGTAATATCTTCATTATATTCTTTAAAATCTGGATATAATATAACAGAATTAACTGTTTCAAATTGAGGAAAGCTGTATGCGCCACTATTCAATTCTTCTTCTGTTGGATTTCCTCTGCAATCGATTAAAAAATCAAATTTATGTTCAACATCATCGATGACTGCCGTAACTTTATATGCATCTTGTGTCATACTAGATACGTTGCCATGTATCTGGCTAAAGTTTTCGTAAATTTCATCTAGCCTATTAATTACAAATCTACTAAATTTTTCACTATTAACGTGCAAACCTGGTATACCGTTTTTAACAAAAAACTCTGTATCGTTAGCATCTTTCCAATAGTATCGAGTACCCCATCTTAATGTACCATCAAAATGTTGCATTTCTTCGGTTATTGAAAAATTTGCTACGTTGTATAACAAGATTGGCAATAACGAACTAGTGCTTTCCCCTACCGTAGTGATAGGAATGTTAGGATCATAAATGCAAAAAACATCAACATGCTTACATTGATGTTTTTCGAGTTGTTCAAATATTTTTAATAGTGAAACTGCGCTGGCGGTTCCAGAACCTACAATTCCTATTTTCATATTTTCCTTAATTTACAGTGACAACGCAATCGTCTGTTCCCGAGAATAATTTAAATCCGCAACTAATAGTTGCAGTTTCTCCAGAAACTAAATGACTTGCAATTAAACGAACAGTACCTTGACCATTAATTGTGGTAACTTGTTGTTTGTTTAACTGTCCTGCTGTGGTTTTCAAATATACAGTTGCATCTGATTGTGTGATAGGATTTCCTGTTGAATCTCCTAAGTAAAAAGGAACATCAACAAATCCATCAGCAGTTACAGTCATAGTTTTATTAGTAAACCATACTTTAGGTAATAAACTTTTTGTAAATTTACCAACGCTATTTCCTTGCATTGGTGTTGTTGCTTGTCCAGATGTTAACTTAAACAAACTAGAATCTTTCACGTTAAACACAATTGACCATTGATCAACTGGAGCACTTGCAAATGGCACACATATTGCAATCATAGCAATATTGTTATTAAATGCACTATGAACAAATGGACTCATTTTTGAACCAGTAGTCAGTGCGTATCCGTTATGAAGTGGAACTCTAATCGATGTTTTTCCTGCTGGCACCGAAGAAGGAGCCGTTGGTCTAATCGGAGAAACATAAGACGGAGAATCTGGTGAATACAACATGAAAATACCGTGATCTGAAAAATCAGATAAACCTTGAATGTCCGAAAAATTAATAGTTTGCGATTCAGGTGATTGGCTTTCGTAAACTGAATATGTTTCAGTAACCCATGCAGGTGTTATAGCAGGTGTAGGTGCTTTATCAAATAAAGATCCAGGTAATACGTTACCTGTTTGTGTTTCCCAGAATTGCTTTAATTTAATTGTTTCATACACATCATATGTCTTATAAGTCAAACTTGACTCGTCAAGTTGAATTGATAATGCATATAATCTGTTAGTTCCGTTTGCCAAGTATAAATTCATTTCATGCTCCTGATTCTTCTGTAGTATTTATCAGGGAACTTTTGCCGTAAACTTCGATGTTATCGATTACCGCAACTTTTTCACTGACTACCTTAATTGGTATAATTTTCTTTGGTTGTTCTTCTTCGTGTTTGTATATATTACCCCAGATATCTTGACGATCTAAAGGTAATGTATCGCTCTTAATTAATACAGGAATGTAGCCTGTAATTTTTTCAATACTTGCGGCGAACAATGGCACGTTATCTGAGTAGGCATTGTTACAACTAGCTTTCCAGTAAACGCCATCTAAGAACATACATGCACCTTTACAAATATGTAATACGGGGCACTCTGGACATTCTTTACGGTTTGACCAGTGTGTACTTGTTGAAATTGAAACATCTTCGATATTTGCAATGTTACCGCTTAAATGTGGTTCACCATTTTTACCTGTTTCTAATGCACTTACGTTTTGACATGTAATTACATTTCCACGTAGGTCAAATGCAACAGTTTCTTCACTGTCCATGCCGCATTTTTGACCGAGATAATCTGCTTCTCGATGTGTTAACAAGTCTTCTGTAAAATTATCAATCTTACCAAGTATACCTGTAAAACCAATTTCTCCATTAGTTCCAAATATTTCCCCAAAAGAACGTTGTCTAAAGGCAAAATGATCTGCTTTTGTTTTAAGTGAATTTTCTAAACCGTCTTCATCGTATGCATCTACAAATGTTCCTTCGCCTAACAATACACTTGGATCATTTGTAAAGTCGACAAACCAATCATAAATTGCTTTACGACTTTGATTTTTATAACTTAACATAGAGTTAAAGCTCATACGGTTTAAAGGACGTAAAATTTGATATAAATCTAATACAACTTCACGTTTTTTAGGATCTTCAAACGGGTCTGGTCCGCGAGTGAATTGTCCAGGACCGTCGTGACTGACAGCAACGTGGAATCCCATGCTATATAACCATGCACAATTTTCTTCTGTTAACAAACTACCATTAGTAATAACGCTAAATGATGGTTTATTTTTCCAGTCTTTAAATCTTTCTGCAATAGCTTCGGCCAATGGTTTCATTGTTTTCCAATAAACAAATGGCTCGCCGCCCCAGAACTCAACACGTAATCCACGATCTTCGCTAAAATTTAAGTTATTGAATAACTCCATAAAGTTTTCAATATCTTTAGCGTTAGTTTCACGTGGACGTTCGACAAATTTCTGACTGCAATAATCACAACTGTAATTACAAGATAACCCCATTTGAATTTTTACTGTACGTACATCCTTTGATTTTTTCAAAGGATTATTTTTATCAAATGGCTTATATGGAACATCTTGTATAAATGTTGAATTAGCGTAGGTGTTAGGATATTCCCAGATATAACCAGTTTCATCACTTAAGATATTTTTTTCGTTATCGTAAAAAAATGTCTTTTGATCGGTAACGCCAGTACCATATCTTTCTGCCAGAATTTCAAAAATCATGTTGTTCCTTGTCTTGTTAACAATTACAGTTACAATTACAATTACAGTTATATGATCCTGAAGCATAATTGCAATTATAGGTACAGTTACAATTACAGTTGTTTTGTAACCAGTTTTGTCCGTCGCAGTTTGTACAATTAATGTGACCATTAATATAACAGTTATAGCAACAGATATTACCGCAATTACAATTACAATTTCCGCAGTTACCGTTGTTACAGTTGCCTTTGTTATTTGACTGGTAGTATGCTCTGTTACGCATTTCGTTCATATCAGGATATGAATCGCGCTGACCAGGAATAACATAGCCGTTCAAGAAACTTAGGTTAGAATATGGACTACTATTTGGTAGTCCAATTTCGCCGTCAACTTGGCTGATGTATATTGTTCCGGAAGGTGTTGTCATTTTTTACTCTTTGTTAATTTGTTTTTTCAATTCTTTAACTTGGGCTGACAATTCCTTAACTGCTTCAATTACTAAAGGTAATAACTTTTCGTATTGAACTGTCATGTACTTAGCGTCAATCGGAGCTGGTTTAATAATTTCTGGCAGGATTGCGTTGACTTCTTGAGCCGAAACTCCAACTTCACGTTGAACGGTATAGCCCAAATCTTGAGCAGTTTGGTTAGCTTCGAAGTAGAAACCATTTAATGTTTCTAATTTAGCAAGAGCATCTTCAATTTTGCCCAAACGTGTCTTTAATCTATCATCAGAATAGTAAGCAACAATGTTGTTTGAAGCATAAATTGTACCGCCGCCACCGTTAGTGTTAGTACCAACGCCTAGAGAACTAAAATAACCATATGTACTACCAGCGTTCATTGTACCACCGCCAGTTAAGTTAAACGATGTTACGCTGTTCATTGTGAAAGTTGTAATACCGTTGAAAGTAACTGTACCACCAGACTGTCCAACTGTAAGGTTAGTGTTACTAATTGTAGCAGTACCACCGCTAGCACCAATTGAAACGCCCGAACTTGCGTTAGTAAACAAGTTACCTGTACCCGCGTTAGTTGCAATAGATACAGTACCTGTTGCCTGTCCGTTGGTTAAAATGTTAAAGTTAACGTTACCGGTATTTTGAATACCAAAACCGTTAGAAGTACTAATCATTAAACCTTCAGTACTTACCCATGCTGGGTTTTGGTTACCGTTAGCTGGTCCGTTTGCGGCGCTGTTCCATGTTAATAAGTGATTAGTTGATCCGTATAATTTAATGCCGCCGCCGTTGGCAAATGTATCAGCACTACCTGGAATAATTGCTGTAATAGTACCTGCTGTTGGAGTTGTACCACCTGTTGCAGTTACTTGTATACTTGTTGAACTTGGAACGTTAGAAATAATATAACTTGTACCGCCGCCTCCTAAGCTACCTGTACCGTTAGTTGCACTAACTGATTGACCAGCGACCAAGTTGGTTGTGTTGGTCATAAGAGTAACAGTTGCAGTCCATGGTGAGTAAATTACGTTACTAACTGTAAATGTTAAGTTGTTTGGGCTAGTTGTACCGCCTAAAGAACTACCACCAATAGTAATTGTATCGTTAATTGCATATCCTGAACCCGGGTTAACTAATGTAATTGTAGTTACGCCAGTATATGTTGTACCTGCACCAGTAGTTGTTATGTTAAATGTTGCACCGGTACCAACACCACTTGTTGCGAATTGACTAACACCACTATATGTACTTGCGGCTGTTACTTTAGTACCAGTAATACTTGTAAATGTTGTACTCGAGCCCAATGAACCAGTAATAGTACCAATAGTACCGCCACCATAACTAACTGGGTTAACATAACCAATTTCAATGTTCTTGTCTTCAACTAATACTGAACTTGAGTTAACTGTAGTAATACCGCCCTTAACTAATAGTGAGTTATTAATTGTTGTTGTACCAGTACTTGAACCAATGTTAATTGTACTTGCATTACCAAATGCGTTGATTGCTGTTGCGTTAGTATTAAAAACGTTAACAGTACCTGTGTTGGTACTAATTAAATCGCTTGAAAATGTTCCAGTAACTCCATATTGTGGGCCGCCTGGAAAAGTAATAACGCTGTAGTTTGTGCCATCAGATGCAATAATAATACTGCTACCTGCTGGCAAAGCTATTGTGTTAGAACTTGTTGAACCAGGACCGTTAATGACACCAGCTGGCGTTTGAAGTGTAACTATGCCAGATGTGTTATTAAAATAACTTTGTGTCTGACCTAGGAACAACGATGGTCCTGGAATTGTTACAGTATAAGGTGCAGTACCTTGAAATTCTGTGTATCCACCTTGTGCTGGTGACAAGAGTGTTTGTGCTCCAGAGACTATTTCTGTCGCTAGTGTGGTATTATAACGTGCCATATTTTATTCTCGCTTATTTCCTGATTATGATGTTGATGTTTCAATGCCGTAAACGTTAACGTTCACACCGGCAATGCTTGAAGATGCAACGATGTTAGCACCTGCGGCCATAACAATACCAGTACGTTCAAATACACCATAGCCTACAACTGTAGTTAGATATTCGTAGCATTCGCTTGCGTTTTGTGAACCCGCTGTACTTGCTCCAATATATAATCTGATAGTTGCCGCAGAGCTACTTGTGTTTGTAAACGAAATGTTATAAACACCATAGTAGCCTGTTGGTACTGTGTAAATTAAACTGTAAGCTGTTTGGCTACCTGCGTTTAATTGTGTCGTTGCTTTATTTCCTGATCCAGCCATTTTTTATTTCTCCAATAATGTTTTATCTTGATGCAAAGAATACAAGAGCAACAGGTGCCCCATCAATTCCGCCTGTGAACAGCATTTTACTGCTGACATAAATCTGGGTTCCGTTAATGTTAGAAATGCTGTTATTTGCAACATAGATTTGACCAGATGTTAGTGTATTTACGTTCAAACTACTTGATCCGCCACCAATTTGGGCTGTAATAAAGCTCTTAATAGCCTTTTGTGTTGGTAGAATGTTGTCACTGTTAGCAGTAAAGTAAGGATCAGTACTAAATTGTGTAATAGTTGCTGAACCAACTCCTAAGTTAACAGAACCAAGTGTCAAGCTCTGCAAACCAGCTAAGTTAAATGCGTTAGCATTCAATGTAGCAGTACCAGTCGCTTGTTGTACACCGAACAAGTTACCAACGTTAAAGTTACCGTCTTGGTCAGTAGCTGTAAAGAACACACGACCACCAATATTTGGGAATGTTTGGTTGGCTTGTATTGCGTTAGCAGTTGTAACGTTTGGATAGTTTGTTTGTGTTTGGTTACCCGAACCTACATACAAGAAGTCATGTCCAGTTAAACGAACCTGACTGTACTTCAATCTTGTTGTAACTAGTACACCATGGTTTGGAGCAAGGTAAGTTGTTAAACTTGGGCTAACTTGGAACTGTGCTGTGTAGTTTCCTGCTTGTCCCAACTGGTTGGTTACAATAACTAGTTTGTACCAAGCATTTGGAATATTTGAGAACTGTACGTTTGCACCAGCTTGTGGAATTGCATATAATCCAGCGATGTTAATGTATGCTGTGTTTTGATAGATATCTGCATAACCATCACCACCTGAACTTGCAGTTGCAGTCGCGTTACCAGCACCACGGTTAGGGAAACTTGGGTTACCTAGTACACCGTCGCCTGTACGTACACGAGTAGCCGCAGTATTAACGTGGTTTGGATCAGTAATAGTTACAATCGGACTAGCCGTATAAATCATTCCAGTTGGACTACTTGTTGTTAAAGTTACTGCTGTACCAATTGTCGCTAGAGCCGCCGATGCCGCAACTTGGAACGAGTTAGAAGTAATGCTTGAACCAATTACATAGTAAGTTGTTTGAACTGATAAACCTCCAGCACTAACTGTATTAAACTCTACTGGTTGTAAAGCAATTAAGTTTTCTGTATTATCTACAGTAATAATGTTAGTTCCTGATGTAGTTGCAGTAACGTTACCTTTAGGGAAACCGCTACCTGGTTCAATCATACGAATTTCAGTAATTGCACCACTTGCTACTTTTGCACGACCTAATGGTGTTGCGCCAGTATGCATACTTGCCGCAGTAGTTGTAGATAGAACAGTACCAATACTTGCAATAGATGCTGTTCCAACTGTGAACGCACCTCCTAGGTATGTTGCACTAATTGTTAAACTTGTACTTGAAGTAATGGATGCTTGTACATAGTAAATTGTTCCAGCAACAATGTTACCAAAACTTGTACCAAATGTAATTGCTTGGCCTGCAACTAGTGTAGCCGCAGAGCCTAAAGTTAATGTTGTACCAGATGAACTTGCTACAGAAATAATTGTACCAGGTACAGCCTGTGCTAGTGTTACCCATAATGGATTATATCCAACGTTACTTGCTTGAATATTACCAAATGCTGGAGCACTCCAACTTGCGTTTGTTGGCAATAACTGTTGAGTCCAGTTTAAACCATCCCAACTTGTTGCCGCAAAGTTGTTACCAGTTAAGCTATTCCATGAACCGTTACCACTTGATACAGAGTATACTGGAGTTAATGTGTTACTTAAACTTACTGTAATTTGGTTACCACTTACACTTACAACATAATATGTTGTACCTGAAGTTAAACCGCCTAGTACAGAACCAGCAGTTGCAGTCATTGTACCTGAACCAGCAGTTACTACAAAGTTTGTACCACCGTAAGTTGAACTAACTGATAACAATGTTGAGCTAATAACTTCAGTAATGTAGTATGTTGTGCTTGCTACAATGTTACCAAAACTTGTTCCAGTGAATACAATTGATTCGCCTGCAACCATACCAGCTGTACTACCAACTGTAATTGAGTTTTGCGTACCGGTTACAGTAGCCGCGGCCTGTGTTTGAGTAATACTTACTGAATAACTTGTACCTGTAGTTGGTGTTCCAGTAATTGTACCAGTTGTTAACGGAGTTAACGCATAAGTTCCAGCACCAGTACCAGCCGCATAAGTGCTAGTTGATCCAGAAATTGAACTATACAAGTTAGCACTAATAGTGATTGTGCTTGTAGTTGTGTTAACCGCTGTAACAAATGTGTTAGCTGGAATACCTGCTATTGGAGCAACAAATTGTCCAACTGCCACAGAAGCAATAGTACCAACTGTGAACGAACTTAGAACGATTGTGTTAGTTCCAGTTGTTCCAGTGAACAATGCTGTTGCTAATGCTGTACCTGTTGAACTAATCTGTCCAGCTACATAACTTGCTGTTACAGCACCGCCAGTTAAAGCCATACCTGGTAACAAGTTGCTCGATGCGCTTGCTGTCAATACAGTTTGACTGATGTTGGTTACTGTACCTGCTGTTGGTGTTGTACCGCCAACTACAGAATATGTAATAGTTGTTGAGTTAACAATACTTGTTACTGTTACACTAGTTGGTGTACTACCATATAATGTACCTGTTCCTGATGTTGCAGTAATTTGTGCGCCAACTACGAATGTTGCAACACTACTTAAACCGCTAATTGTTGCAACCCATGGACTGGCAAATGTACCTGAACCTGTAATTGATGCACCAATTGTACCTGTTGTACTTGCAACAGTACTTGCAATACCGGTTGTTGTTACTGTACCAGCATTAAGAGCAGTTACCCAGGTACCAGATGTTACAGTACCAGTACTAGTTAATGCCATACCTGCAAGCCATGTACCAGTTGTTGTTCCCATTGGACTTAAAACTGTACCAGCTGTTGTAGTTGTTGGAATAATAATTGCGTTATTATTACTTGCAGTAGAGTTAGAACTTGCTGTTGCTGTTGTACTTTGTGTTACTGCTGTTGGTACAAAAGTGTTACCAATGTTAATACCAGCTGTACTTGACAAAGTAATCACGTTTGAAACAGGAGTAGTTGTAGTAACTGTTGGAGTTGGGCTAGTAGCTGTTGCTACAAACAATCCTTCTGCGTATTTTACACCACTCCAGTTTTGTGATAATGGTAAGTTTGATCCGCCGTTAGCTGTACTTGCATACCATGTAACACCACCGTTGTTACTGTAAGCAGTTAAGTTGCTACCAGATGCTACTGCAACAAAACGTCCGTTACCGTATGTTACACTTGACCAGCTAGCAACACTTGGTAAGTTACCGCCAGCTACCCATGAAACGCCGTTTGTACTATAGGCTGTTACGTTAGAACCAGATGTAACTGCAACAAACATACCTGTTGTTGTTGCGCTTGATCCTGGGCCCATTTGTCCAAATGCTACAGAACTGTATACTTGAGTAGCAACGCCTGGAGCAGTTCTGTTAACCCAAGTAATACCATCAGTACTCGATGCAATAGCACTAGTTCCTGAATAGATACCAACAGCAACATATACACCGTTACCATATGCTAGGCCTGTAAAGCCTGCTGTTGGTAAACCGTTGCCTGCTGTCCATGCAGATCCAATGCTACTCGGAGCAAGATATGCAGTTGCAGTAGTTCCAGAAATTGCAACAAATTTTGCCGCTAAGTCTGTAATTGTAATAGTTGGTGTGCTTGTATAACCATAACCAATTTGGTTAATAGCATAGCTACTTACACCTGTATTAGTCAATGTCGGTGTTACAGTTGCTTGTGTACCGACATAAGTTAAGTTTACACCATAAGTTCCTGATGCACCTGTACCAGATGTGAATGATGGAGGTGTTGAACTAAATGTTCCGCTTGATGTTGCAAGGTAGTAGTTAGTTGCTTGTGTTGTAGCATAGTAGTAATAGTAATATTGTCCACTTGTTACACTTCCACCGTTACTCCAAACTGTACCGCTGAATGGAGGAGCAATAACAACTGTTGGAGTTGTTTGATAACCACGTCCCCATGTAATTGGAGTTACTGCTGTTACTGCACTTGTTACTACGTTAACTGTTGGAGCTGAAGCATAACCAGAACCGTTAACTGTAACAGTGACCGATTGAATTACACCGTTAAGAACAACTGCTGTTGCGGCCGCTCCTGTACCAGAACCAACAAATTGAACTGTTGGTGCTGTTGTGTAGTTATATCCACCGTTAACAACAGTTACACTAACAACCTGACCTGCTGTTAATCCAGATCCTAAAGTTGCTGTTAATACTGCACCAGATCCACCAAAACCGCCTAATGTAACAGTTGCTTGAGCGCCAGATCCGCCGCCAAATACAACGTTATTCCATGTTGTCGAACTTGGCAATGCTCCACCTGCTGTCCATGTTTTACCAGTTGTGCTGTATGCTGTTGCAGTACTAGCTGTAGCAACAGCCATGTAGTACCCTGCACCGGATGCCACAGAACTCCAGTTTACACTTGAACTTAATGTTCTTGCAGTAGCAGTATAACCTGGGCTTGTATATGAAACTGCCGGTTCAATAATATAAGCACTTGTTAAGTCAGTTGTATTATTGATTGGTGTTCCTGGAACAACATGGTCCCAACCAGCGGCATATAAACTAATAGTTTGTGCGCTTGTTGATGTTAAACCAGTAATTGCCGCACCGTTTGATGTTGCGCTTAATGTGAATGTTGTTAAGTTAGGAATAGACTGTACATAGTAAACTGTGTACGCACTAAACACACCAGCTGTTGTTGCACTTAGGTATATTGGTTGATTTACATATAATGTACTTGTACTTGCAACTTGCAATACTGTAGTTGTTGAACCTGTAACTGTTAATGTTACAAATGTTGGACGAACAATCTGTGCAATTTTACTACCGTTAGTGTATGTTAAAATATTTGCATATTGTCCAACACCTGTACCAGCAGTAATTAAGATTCTCATACCGTTGTATGCACTAGTCAATGCTGTATCAGCCGCCGCAATTTGATGGTAACCAACACCTAATGTATTAGTTTGACCAACGTTTACTGCGCTAACATAAGCTGAACCGCCAACACCTTGACCATTGTTAAGGTCGATTAAACGTGTTTCAAATACTGCGGCATCGCGATATTCATCTTGATATGAAATAATGTTGTAACCAGATCCGCTTACTACTGGTACGGCGTTTGTATAGTTTTGTCCGGCATTTTCATACTCTAGACGTAAAATTTGTGTTGTACTATCTGTAAGTACGTTGGTAATTTGTGGACCAAAACTTCTGTTGTTTACTGTACCGTAAATTGGAGTTTCGTATGTATCAACGCCTTCAGCAATAACACCGTATGTACCATATGAGCTGTTACCGTTAGTAGCACGAATGCGTCCGCCTAGCTCACTCAAGTAACCTGCGTATGAGTAGTAGTTAAACACTGAAACAAGTTCTGATAATGAACCGGTACCTGTTGTCCACCAACCAATACCATCACCAATTACACAAGTATAGTCGTTAGCAACCATCGACTTGTAACCGCCAGCGTGTAATGCTCCGTCAACTTTTGCACCAGAACATGCATATCCAAACATTGTACAGTTTTGTACGAATGTACTACGTGAGAATACCCATGAGTTACTATCGTTTGGACCAAATCCTGGATCTAAACTTGTATAAGCACCTGCTGTTGGACGTTTTGTACCATAAGCGTTTGCAGAACTTAGTGTGCCTGTCAAACCGTTCATTGTTTGGTTACGTATACCGCAAGCATTTCTTACTAGGTAGAAGTTTTGTGTCAACGAACCTGTAATAGCATTAACATAAAGCTCAGCCGCTCTCATTGACTTATAGTTACCTGTGTAATTTAAGTCATATATCAATGCGTTAATAAAGTTTGTAGTATCACGTACACACTTAGCAGTATTGTAGTAATAGCTTACTGTGAAACTATCGCTAGATGTTGTAGTCAATGACAATGCGGCTTGGGTTCCTGTACCTGCTTGAGTAGAACTTACTGAGAATGTAGTTGAGTTTGGAACTGTCAACACATAATATGTAGTTCCTGCAACAACACCGCCAGCTACAGTTCCGCTAAACACAACTGGGTCTCCAACCACAAAGTTGTGATTACTGCTTGTTGTGAATACGTTTGTGCTTGATGTAGTAGCTGTTACTGTACCACCATAACTTGCAAGAGTATAAGCCGCGGCTTCGTATGCAAGGAATGAGATATTTGCACGTAAAATTTCAGCACCCTGAATGGTCGTTAATGTATCATTATATGTTAATGATCCGTTAATCATTGGGTTATTTGAATATGGCCATGTGACTGTTGCACCTGCTGTAACTGCGGCTGTCATACTTGTTACTGTGTTAGTAATTGTGTATGGAGTTCCGCTCTTGAAACTGTTTGTAATAGTAATAGTTGTTCCGCTTGGAATGCTGTTGATCCAATAGGTGTTATTGTTCCATAAACCGCCAGCATTATTAACTGTAACGTTCATAGAACCAGTACCGTTAACCAATGCAACTGCGGCGCCACCGTAAGTTAAACTTACGGTGATAGTGCTACCACTTAAACTTGCAATGTAATACAATTGACTTGGAACAATGTTACCAAATACTGTACTAGTAAAGTAAATTTGTTGTCCAACAGCAAATCCTGTTGAGTTGGCAACAGTAATTAAGTTAGTTGAAGTAGCTGTAATTGTAGCAGTTGTTGTGATTGGGCTTGGCAATCCGGTGAATGTGATTGGCATGTTTACTGCCATACCGGTTGTACTTGCTACTGTTAATACGTTTGTACTTGTTGTAGCGGTAGACAATGTAGTTGTAACTTGTCCGTTAATCTTAGTTACAATATCATCAATCAATGTACTTGCTTGAACTGTTGCACCGCTTGCCGCGATTTCTTTCGCTTTGAATCCAATAAATGTAATTGCACCAGTTGTTGCATACAATTCATTATTTGTGTTTGCTAACAACGCTTGAGCACTTGTATTCAAACGGTTAAATGCACGACCACAAGCAATACTGTTAAAGTTTGATCCAAACAAAATGTCATACGCTAATGCAGTTGAAATATAACCAGCATCGCGGTTACTTAATGTTGCACTAATATTGTATGCTTGATTGTATTTTGCCACCCATGCTTGAGCGTCTGATGCAATTTCGCTTTGACGTGCAACTAAAGCATTGTAAGCTGTTTGCAATGCTGTTGAACTTGCGAAACTAAATGCACCAGATGTGATTGGAGTAAATGTTGCGTTAGTTGATAATGCAATACCAGTAATAGTTTGACTTACGTTAACTGTGTAAGTACCTGTTGAACCTGCTGGGTAGAATAAGTATGCACCGGAACCGTTAGTTGTAAAGTTGCTTGGAGCACCTGCCGCTGTAACAAGAGTAACAGTTGTTCCAGAAGTATATGTTGAAATAACATATGAACCAGCTGGAATACCAGTACCTGTTACAAGTTGACCTGCCGCAATACCAGTTGCACTTGATACTACAAATGTGTTAGTACCACTTGAACCACCGCTTGCTAATGTAGTTGCGGCTTGGGCACTTGCTATACTTGTAATTTGGTTAACAATATAAGTACCTGGTGCAACGCCTGCTGTTGCAGTCATTAAGCCTGTACCAGTTGTTAATGTTGCAGGTGTTGATGTGCCATAGTTGTATAATGTAACACCTGAACCTGCTGAAACTGTGTTAATTGTATAAGTTGTTTGTGACAACCCACCAAATGTTGATTGGTTACCAGAACCGTATGTTGCGGTAAATGTAATAGCCATACCAGCTGACAAGCCAGTAGTACTAGCTAGAGATACTAAACCTGTACCACTGTTAGTAGCTGTTGCAGTTGTTGTTAATACTGTACCAGTTAACAACGCACCAGTAGCTACAGTCGATGTAGCCGCTGTAACTGTCAATGTTGTTCCGCTAATTGAACCAGTAATATTATTAACAGTTGAGTTTGCATAACCGTTTTGTAACCAGTAAATTACGTCAGCAACACGAGCTCCAGCAAATGCACCAGCCGCCGCAGAACCAGCACTACCACCAGTTGACTGTGTTACGCTGTTACCAGAAGTAGCTGTAACTGATTGACCTTGAACAATCTGACTTACGATTGCTTGTAATCTTTGTAATGCGCCAACTGTCGCTGGACTATATGCTGTTAAAATTTGTGGAATATTCAAGGAATAGTATGAACTACCATTGATGATACTTTGGTTGTTACAACCATAAGCCATATCATATTGTAATCCGTCTACTACAAAACCAACATCACGTAAAGTTTCTGTTTGGTTTGTGCTACCAAATGTAGTCCATACAGAACTATAATATGTGTTTAAGTAGGCCGCAATTTCTGCTTTGATAAAGTTATAGTTATTTTGTAATTGTGTTACACCATAACTAAATCCATTCAAATAATATGTGTTATAGTTAGTTACGGCAGGAATACTAAATGCAGGAGTTTGTGGTAAACCGTTGTAAATCATGTTATTGATTAACTGTACGTTTGTGTTTACTGTGTTTACCGCAGTTGTACTACCAACATCACCTGCTGGCAATCCTGTTACTTGACTACTTACAATACCTGCAACTGATTGGCTTGCAGTTGTTGTGTTTGCATAGCTTACACTATTTGTTGTTACTGCTGTGACAACATAACTTCCGTTATAACCACTTGGAGTTACACCGCTAACTGTAATGTATTGTCCTACAACAAATGGTGCAGATGTTTGAGTTGCAAAACTAATTGTTGCAACTGTACCTGTTCCAGTTGTGGCTGTAGTCGCTAGTACTTGTGTATTTCCAGTTGTTCCTGTTATAACTGTATTTTGTAACAAGTTTGGAATTAAACTTTGAATACGTGTTAATGAGTTAATAGATTTTGGTCTATCATTAACTAAGTTTAAGTTAGCATTTGCTGGTTGTACAACAGTACCACGAAGTTCGTCACCAATAATAGCTGTGTATGCTGGAACAACAATTGGTAATACTTCGTTGTATGTACCTGTCTTAACAAAAATCGTTGTGTTAGGAGTAACAGCTGGTAACAAACTATTTGTATTTCCAAGTTGTAGCGGACCAGTGATGATTGCTAATAACTGTAAAATTCTTGCAGGTATAGTAGTTTCTGCTGTGTATGTTGTATTAATCTGTTGTTGTGCTCTGCTTCCAGATGGAACACCTAAAACTGTTTGGTAATTTGTGCCTGGTGCAGTATTAGCAAGAACGTTACCTGCAAGTGTTCCAAGATAATTTAATGCTGATACAAATGGAACAATATCGTATGAGTTTACGTTTGTTGCAAACGATGAGCTAGTTGCAAAATATGCTTGTACTGCTTGGGTAGTTTTTAATGTACCGCCTCTTCCAATGTCAGAAATTAATCCGTCTACAATAATTCCAGTATCACGTTCTGTCTTAGCTTGGTTATAAGAATAAGTACCTACGTTTGCTGTACCTGTTCCAACTGTAAACACTGAACCACCAAAAGTTGCACTAATTGAGAAAGTTGTTGAGCTTCCAATTGCTTGTACATAATATACTGTACCTGCAACAATACTACCTGAACTGGTTGTAAACACTATTGGCATACCAACATACATGTTGGTAGTAGTTGTTTGTGCTACCGAGCTAGATCCGCCAACAGTTAATGTTGTCGATGATGTTCCAGTTACGTTAAAACTATATTGATAGTAAACATAGTTATTGATTTCTTTTAATAAGAATTGTTTATTAAGTTGTAATAGTGCTGTTGAGTTTGTATTCAAATAGCCATTTTCAACTTGGTAACAAGCATAACGAATTGTTGCCCAAGGTTTGTCAATACTTGTACCTTGACTTGCGGCAACAGTATCTACACCTGCTGGGCCAACATAAACGATATTGTTAATTTGGCCATAGTATTGCCATGCTGGCACGTTGCCGTTTACACGAAGAACTTGTCCATCTGTACCAATTGGTAAACGTGTTGGACCTGTTGATCCGTAATAGAACATGTCACCTTGTGTTGTCAATACTGCCGATTCAGCACCGCTTGCTAATACGTTCCAGTATGCGCCAGTTGCATCGTTATCTGGTCTATTTCCAGTTAATGAAGTATGTGCAGATACACAAATATAAGTGTTAGCACCAAAATAAACTGTATCACCTAGTACATAAGTTGCACCAGATACCCAAGTAACACTATAACCAGTTGAAGTAATTGTTGAAATTGCTCCAGTAGATACACCTGTTACAGTAATTGTAATATCGTTAGCTGGACTAATACCGCCAACTTGTGATCCTAAGATTTTAATTGTGTTGGTAGATGCATAACCTGAACCAGCAGAACCACTATGCACAGTTACAGTATAATAAGTTTTACTTGCTGTGATATCAAATGTTGCACCAGTTCCTGAACCAGTAATGTTTGTTCCTGCAATGTTTGTATAAGTAGCAGTTCCTGGATTCCAGCGAATACCAGAATTTAAACGTGTCCAATATCCGGTAAATGGAGGTTGTACTTGTGTAACGCCTGTTAAGCTACCTGTAGCTGAAGTAACGTTAAGAACTGCTCCACCAGAAGTTGCACTTAATGTAATGTGTGTACTGTCAATTACAGAAAGAATATAAAATTGTGTTCCAGAAGTAATGTTACCAAAACTTGTTCCTGTGAAAATAATCGGAACACCTGCGGCTAATCCAGTGGTAGAACTAACAGTAACAGAATTTGTTCCTGATGTAGTTGCTGTTGCTGTGATAGTTAATACTGTATTATCTGCGGTACACAAGTAAGTATATCCGCCTTGGCGCACAACTTGACCAACTTTATAGCTTAGTGCATTTGACCAGTCACCTACAAAGCTAAAACCTTGGTTAAAAATTTGCCAAGATGCAGATTGTGTGCTTGGAATTTGGTTAGTGTTAACAGCAATCGCAGTATATAAGTTACCACCATAGTTAACAATGTCGCCTGTTACGTATGTTGTTGAACCTGACCAACTACCTGTTACATATTCTAAACCGTTTACAAAAACACTAAAGTTTGCAGTTGCAAATGTTGATGTTGATGTATGAGGAGTTGTACAAATCCATAAACTAGCACCATATTTTACAATGTCATTTAAACGATAATGTACACTACTACCGCTCCATGCACCTTGATATGCTATGCCTGCATTGAATACATCCCAGCTACTTTGGTTAGCTTCTAATCCTGAAGCAGTTGTATTAGCAGAAACGTGTGCAGTATTACACAAATATGTGTAACCGCCGTAAGATACTAAGTCACGAACTTTATATCGTGTGTTTGTTGACCATGTATTGGTCCAATTTAAATTGTTTGCAAAAGCTGTCCAGCTAGTTTGATTAACTTCTAAACCTAATGTACCTGTGCCGCTTACTGTACCCATTACGGTACCAGTTAATGTTTGAGACAATGCATAGCTAACAGTTGTAGGAGTACATGCGGTTACAGTATATGTTCCGTTAAATGCAGATTGTGCAGTAAATCCGCTAACAGTAATACTAGCTCCAACGAGGAATGGTTGGATGTTTGAACTTAATGCATTAAATGTAATTGTTGCAGTAGTTCCATTAGCTGTTGCGGCAGTAGCGGTTAATGTTGCTGTTGAGCTTGCACTTGTATGAGCAGTTGTACATTGATAAATAATACCGCCGTAAAGTACTTGGTCGCCAACAAGATAATAAGTACTGTTTGCCCAGTTGCCGGTCCAGCGAGAACCGTCTGCTACAATACTCCAGTATCCGGAATTTAAGTCTGTTGCAAATAACGCAGATGCTGTGTTACTTTGCGTACAAATGTATGTTTTACCACCAACTGTAACTACGTCGTCTACAACGTAAGAAGTACCGATAGTCCATGTACCTTGGTAAACAAACTTAATTCTACCTAATTTAAATTCTGCCATTTTATTTCATTCCTCTGGTCTGTTAATATTTATCTTATTGCTGAGATGTGCTCTTATGTACGCTATTGTTCATAAAGAAGTCTAACGCCACCATATTTCCGTCAACTCCGCTAGCATTTACATACACTTTATTCACCATTTTCACTACGGAACCAGTTTGTCCGTTAGGAATACTTGAACGAATAAAGTTTGGTCCGCCAATCTGAACTGTACCTGCTGTAATCAATCCAGTAAAGGTGTTTGATCCACCTTGACTTAAACGACTGGTTAAGTAAGTTCTAATAGCTTTCTGCGTAGGAATAATTGCATCGCTGTTTGCAGTAAAAGTTCCGTCAGTACTAAACTGATTAACTTGTACGCTTGATCCGCCTACACTAATACCGCCCAAACTCAATGCACTCAATCCGCTTAATCCAAATTGACTTGCACTCAATGTAACAATACCAGTTGCTTGTTGAACACCAAACAAGTTACCGACTTTAAAGTTACCATCCTGGTCAGTTGATGTAAAGAACACACGACCAAAGTTAACTTCAACTACTTGGTTTCCTGGTATACTCGAATAACCAGCGGCTGGATATCCTGGGTAATTACTGTTTGCCTGGTCACCGTAACCAATATTCAAGAAGTCATGGTTAGTAATACGACATTGACTATATTTCTGACGAATAGTAACTACTGCACCGTTTCCTGGACTTAATGCTAATGTCATAGCCGGACTAATTGCAATGTTTGCCTGAAGCGTTGGTGCAACAGTTCCAAATACGGCTGTTGCACTAGTAATTTTATACACTTGTGTAGTGTTGCCGGCAATTGTTAAGTTTGAACCTTGACTTGGTAATAATGTAAGATTATTAACAACTAAATTCAATCCAACTTGATATGTATCCGCATAACCATTACCAGTAATTGCAACAGAAGTAGTTGTACTATTGTATCCAGTACCTTTATTAACAAATGTTGGATTTCCTAGTACACCGTTACTTGAACGAACTGTTACAGAAGCTAAACTTGTTACGTTTGGATCCGTAAATGATAATGTAGCTAAAGATGATACTGATCCAAATACTGTTGCAGTATAAGATCCTGCTAGCGAATAACTTACAGATGTTGTTGAACTTGCAGTAACAATAAATGTTCCATTAAGTGCAGATGGAGTAAATCCACTTACTACAATCGTTGATCCATTAAAGTATGGAACAGAATTTTGCGTTGAAGAGAATGTTAAAACTGCGGTTCCTCCGCTTGCTGTTGCACTCACAAATGAAGATATTGTTTGTGTAATATATCCAGATCCTGGTTCAAATTCACTCACTGATACCATTCCTCCAGAAGTAATCTGTGGACGTCCTTTTGCACGAACTCCAGACACGATTACACTACCTACGTTTTGTCCGCTCAAGGTTGGGAATACTCCATTATTTCCAGAAGTAAACCCAAATCCTAACGAAGTATATCCGTCATTTGTAACTGTTCTTATAGTCCAATCTAATCCGTTTTCACTGTTATATGCAACAGTGGCTCCGTTACTTACTGCAACGAAAGAACCTTGACCATATTTTATTAGTGTTGCAACTACTCCTATATTAGCTTGGTTCCAGTTAATACCATCAAAGCTATAAGATGGTGCTGATCCGTCACTTGCTACAACAACAAAACGACCATTACCGTATGCTATTCCGCTCCATGCGCTAGATGTTGGTAGCACTAACGGTGTTACTAAACCGTTGATGGTTAACGAAGTTACCCAAGTAATTCCATCTAAGCTATAACATACTGTAGACGAATTATTTGCTACTGCGATCCAAACACCGCCGCCCCATGCTAAACCAGTCCATTGTGTTTGATTAACTGGCATTGTTGCAGAAGTCCATGTTAAGCCAAAGTTAGTAGAATATGCCGCAGATGTTCCGCCCTTATTAAGAGCAACAAACGTTCCGTTACCGTATGCAACAAATCCCCAACCACCAGATGGGTTGCTAGGTAATGTGCTAGTTCTCCAACCTGCTCCGTTGCTATTTGAATAAGCTACGTTACTATTTGTAGAATTAATTGCAACAAAATAGTTGTTACCAAACGCAATTCCAGTCCAACTTGCACTATATGGTAATGCTAGACTTGACCATAAACTTCCATCAGTACTTACTGCTCCAACAGCATTTGCACTTGGTAATGCAATAAATGTATTATTACCGTAGCCAATTGCAATCCAGTTCACTGAATTCGCTAGTGTTACTGTTGCACTAGCAACAGATTGATAGAATCCAGGAGCACTAAATGTAGGTCTTGGTTCGATATAATATACGCTAGTAGAATCTAAACTTGGAACAATAGGATATCCTGAAATAACATGATCCCATCCGCAAGCCGCAACGTTCATTGTACCTGTTTTTGTTAGTAACGTAACTGGTGTTGCTAAGTTTGATGTTGAACTCAATGTAAATTGTCCACCAGTACCAGGTGTTACAATTGATGCAATATAATATGTAGTTGCTGGACTTACACCCCCAAATAATGATGTTGAGAATGTACCAGTCATTGTGCCTAACCCTAAGTTTACAGAAATTTTCTTGCTGGTGCTTACTCCAACCATCGAACTACCAGAAGTAGTTGTAAGCGTCAACGGTGCTGGACAAGTTCTTAGTACCATTGCCCCAGTAGCACTTGATAATACTAATGTACCGCCGCCTAGTGTTTGACTAACTGTAAATGTCACTCCATCTCCGCTAATACTTGAAATGTAATAAACTGTTTCTGTTTGAATTCCACCAAAACTTGTTCCTGTGAAAATAACAGGTTGATTAACAACAAAATTACTTGTACTTGTTGTAGTAATTAAGTTTGTTCCGCCGGTTGTAACAGTTACTGGTTGTGTAATAATTGAAGATGAAATTGTAAATGTAAATGCATCTATAATTGTGCTGATATAATATTTTGTTGTATCAGCGATGCCACTACCAGAAATTGCTGGTGCAGTAAACACAATAGGGTTTAATATTGCAAGGTTAGCTGTTGATGCAACAGTTAATCCATTATTAACAGAATTAGTTGCAGTTACGGTAACGCTTACAGTTGCATTAGAAATTGTAAAGTCATTACTATCAATAACGTCATTAATATAGTATGTAGTTCCAATACTTAGTCCACCGATTGATGTTCCTGTAAATTGAATTGGATAATTTACAGTCATATTCGATGTACTTGCTTGTATATAACTTGTACCAGAAGTAAAGTTTAATACCATAGTACCACTTGCACTAGTCAATGGCCATACTGCACCAAATGATTGTGTAGCAATTTGAATTGTTGTACTATTAACGATTGTTGCAATATAATATGTATATCCTACTGTAACGTTACTGAATACTGCTCCGCTACCTGCTGTAAAATATACTGGCATATTAACAGTTAAACCAACTGTACTAGATACTGTAAGAGTGTTTGTTGTTCCGCCAGTTGCTTGTGTTACAGTCGTCTGTGATAAAGAAGTTGATGTAACAGATGTAGTATAGTATGTTGGAATAAACTGCGCTGGCATACCTACATACAACGAATTTGTTGATGAATTGGATGCAAGCGTAAATGCTCCAGTTACTGCGCTTGAACTTGCAATTTGTAAAGGAGTAAATGATTCTCTCAATACGTAGGCTTGTTTACTTGTAGTATTGAAACTTGCAATATATCCATACTGACCAGCACCTGTGCCTGACTGAATGAACACACGCATACCAATATAGTTGCTTGGCTGATTTACATCTGATGCCGATAGCGTAACGTATTGATTGGTACCACCTTGGGCGTTATTACTTGCAGTCAAATATCCAGAACCGCCAGTTGTTACTAAACTTTGGAATATACCACTAGATCTTAATTCGTCTCCAAGTAATGATGCTCCGGTACCTGCTCCAGTGATATTATAGTTTGCATAAGCAGAATATCTCGTTGCTTGAGTTTCTAAATAAAAACTTGGACTAAATGTTGATGGAGAAATTTCTAACTGAGCGCCATACAAATAATTGTATGTGTTTGCAGAACCAGTTAGTCCTTTAGGATAAATTCTCAATTGGATGGCATTATTTAAACCGCTTGAGTCATTAAATGCAAACCATAGTCTATACCAGCCAGTTACTAGTGTAACTTGTGCGCCGTATTGTGTTGGTAAAAATCCGCTGTTAGCATTACTTGGAGTAACCACACCAGTTGTAAAATTGTAGTTGATTGCACTTGTACGAGTACTTGTTCCAGAATAAATTGCTTGAATATCGATTTGTGTAGAAGTTCCTTGATACACATAAACACTAGCAGTATAATTTTGAGCACTGCCTGTTGGTATAGTTCCTGCACTAACAATAGATAAAATACTGTTGCCAGATAAAGAGTTTACTGTAATAATACAATCATTGACACTAGCTTTACCTCCTAGTAATGCTCCAGAAATACTAACTTGGTTACCAATTGCATATCCAGTACCTCCGTTATTAACAGTAACGACGTATGAAGTATTAGTAACGGTAACGTTAAAAGTAGCTCCGCCACCAGTACCGCTGATAGTAGTTGAAGGTACGTTAGTATATGTTGCACCTGCTGGATTTATAGAAATATTCTGATAGATATAGCCAGTTGACGAAGCACCAGTACCTGTCATAGTATAGGCTTCAACGTTACCGGTTGGCGCTGTAAATGTTTTAGTGAATATGATGTTACCATCAGTATTCCAACTACTTCCTAAGAAGTTGTTACTATAATTTAATAAGTTAGTTGTTGTAGTGTTGTAAGCAGAACCAGCGTTTGAATAGTTTAATTTAATCAATTGAGCCGCAGATCCTAAACTACTTTGGACACTAGCTTGAACTTGGCTTGATTGGTTGTAAATTGTTCCGATTACAGGAGTTTCTGTTAGGTCGTAACCTTCTGAAATAACACCGTATGAACCATATGAACTATTACCATTGGCCGCACGTATACGTCCGCCTGCTTCTGCAAAGTAACCAGTGTATCCGTAATAGCAGAACACACTAATACACTCAGTCAACGCTCCTGGACCTGTACACCAAATACCAATACCATCGTTAATAACTTGTGTAAAGTCATTAAACACCATGGATTTATTTCCGCCATTGTGTAGTGTACCGTCGATCTTTGCGCCTGAAGCACCGTTTCCAAATGTTGTTACGTTTTCAAAGAACGGACTGCGTCTAACGATCCAAGTTGTAGAATCGTTTGGACCAGTTCCTGGATCAAACGCACAATAAGATCCGCCGCTTGGGCGTTGAATTTGATATGCATCTGGTGCTAGCAATGTTCCTTGCAATCCAGTTAATGTCATGTTACGAACACCAGTACCGTTACGTACACGGAACATATCTTTCAAACAGTCGCCTGCATAAACGTTCATTGTTCCAGTAGCAGTGGTTAATGGCAATACTGCTCCTGTTGAAACAAGAGTTATTCCAATAGCTGTCGCTGTTGCCGCTGTACTGATAGTAATTGAATTCAAACTTGAATTACTTGGTGCTGTTGTGATATTTGTAATTGTAGTACCAGATTGAATTCCAGCTCCTGTAATTGTGGCGCCTACAGCAAGTCCAATAATATTTGGAACATCTGTAATTGTTTGACTGTTTATTGTTGTATTACCAGTAAATGTTGTTGTCGGACTTTGTGCAACACTAAATTGTGTTGAAGTTATTGTTGATCCAATGACATAATATGTTTGGCCTGCAACAACGTTACCACCAATAGCTGTATAAACTGCTGTTGTTGATATTGTTGGGTCGGCAAACTGAATTGGCATTTGATCTGCTAATCCGTTTGTACTTGTAACTGTAAATAAGTTTGTTCCAGCAGTTGTAGCAGTACATGTTGTGAAAATATTTGTACGTGGTTGTACAACTACTCCTCTTAATTCGTCTCCAATAATTGCAACGTTAGCTGGAACAACAATTGGTAATGTTTCGTAATAATTTCCAGTCTTAACAAAAATAGTACATGCTACACCTTGGTTCTGTGTTGGTAACAATGCTGTACTTTGATTTGTCAATGCTGTATAGATATAAGTGAATAGACTCGAAGCTTGAACTACTGTTGTTCCTTCAGCCGCAGGACCAGAAGTATTTTGATAAACAACAGGATTTATTCCGTTAACTGATTGATAACTAGTTCCAGGTGCAACTTGACCTAATGCATAACTTATTAAGTTATTCAAATAACTTAACATTGGAAGATAGTACGGAACATCTGCGGCTACTGCTGTGCTAATAAATGTATTTGTTTGGCCGTAAGCAAAGAAACTTAGTGCGGCCGCTACAGTTTGACTGTTGCCTCCACGTGCAAGATCATATGCGATTGCATCGATAATTAAACCTGCGTCACGTGCGGCTTTTGTTGAATTAAATGCATACGATGTTGTATACGGACTAATATTATTATTAATTTGATAATTTGCCCATTGCACCATCTCTGCTAACATCCATGATTTGTTAGATGTTAATAAAGCAACAGCGTTTGGATTTTGTGTTCCTGCGCCAACAAATGCGGCCGCATAGGCAATAGTTTTCCAAGGACGATCCCAACTTCTTCCGTAGTTTGGAGAATCAAGACCAGTAAGTGTTGACACATAAAATACGTTATTACTTGTGTTGATTTGACTCCATGTTGGATAGTTGCTTGTACTACGTAAAACAAATCCTGTAGTACCTGCTGATATTGCATTATAAGAACCGTTCTTGTATGATTCAATATCACCTAATGTATTCAACGCATTTTTTCTAAAATGGTCAACGTAAATTTTCCAATATGTGTTTGCCACATCTAAATCTGGACGATTTAATGCAGTTGATGTATGTGTTTGGTCACATTGGTATGTTGCATTTTGCCAGATAACAAGGTCGCCAACGGCGTATGAGTTTCCTGTTGCCCAGCGATTAGTCCATAGCACACCTGGATTTAAAAGTTTCCAATATGTATAGTTAATACCTACAAAATTAATTGCTTGACCATTAGTTAATGTTCCATCTGGGGCATAATTTAACGTAACTGTACCTGCTACTGGGATCGCGTTAACTGCTTGACCAAGACTAAATCCGGCACCAATAACAATCATTCCAACTTGAACACCAGTTGTACTAGCAACAACCATAGTTGTACCCGAACTTCCTGCCGCGGTATAAGTTGTTGCAATACTAATTGCAGTTGGATCTTGTGCAGTATTATCAATGACTGCTTGGAATAACTGACCGTTTCTACGAACAACTGTTCCAATAGTGTAAGATCCGCCAACAATCCAGTCGACAGGAGTTGTCGATCCAGGAACAATTAACGTCCAATCTGTAGTATCAAATGGAGGAACGTTATTTTGATTACCAATAGTATTATTGATATAGTTATTACCACCATAGGTTACAATATCGCCTACTTGATATACTGAACTTGAATTCCAAGCACTCATGTAACGTTCATCTGGAATCCAAACTGACCAGTTTGTAGTCCAACTAGATGAAGTTGGGTAAGAGAATGAAGATGCTGAAACAAAATACTGAGTACAAATATATAAATTACCGCCGACTTGTACAATGTCGTTTAATTTGTAACGAGTATTCGGAGTCCATGCTCCTGTATAACTAACACCCTGATCTAGTACAGTCCATGCACTTTGATTTAATTCTAAACCTAACTGTGAAACACCGACGGCAATACCAGCTGTTGAAATATTTCCGCCTAAAACAATACTAGAATTAAATGTAACACTACTAATTGTACTTGATACAACAGTATAAACTCCGTTAATTTGTGTTGGAACAAATCCCGATAATGTAACACTAGTACCAGTTGCAAAAACAGGTACAGTATACGCATTAAAGTTAATTGTTAATTGAGAACCTGTTGCTACAGCACCGGTAGCTTGTAATGTACCAGCAGAAGTATGATCAGCAATACACTTATATACTGTTCCGCCGTAAGTTACAACGTCATTAACACCGTAGACTGTGTTTGGTTGCCATGACAATAACCAGTGTGTAAATTCTGTGTAGATACTCCAGTTACCGGATTGACTGACGAATGTTGTAGAAGTGTGCGGAGTATTACAGTAGTATACAAATCCGCCAAAGATAACAATGTTACCTAGACTATAATATGTTCCAGTCGACCATATTCCTAAAAATGATTTACCATCTAAAATTAAATTCCATAATGGTGTGGATGCATTTAAGTCATTATAAAAACTTATTGAACTAGATGTATTTGGTACTAGACAAACATAGGTTTTACCTTGATAACTAACTACAGTATCTCGAGCGTACATAGTTCCAGGTAGCCATGCACCTGCCCATGTAAAACGCAATCTTCCAATTTTAAATTCTTGTGCCATGTTTTGTCTTTCCTATTAGTTCGACGAAATAATTTGTGCTTGTGAATATGTATATGTTTGATTAACACGTACAACTAACTCGCCTTGACTATCTAAATAATAATAACAATTTTTATTATCAAAACGATATTGATCAAAAATCAAGTTAGGATAAGGACGGCTATGATCTGTTGCCAAACGTCCGTCAAAGAAATCAACTCCATATTCAAATTGTTCAAAGTTTGAGCCGTTTGGTCCTGGGACATTTAGTGTTAATGTTGCACTAGATGTTAGCTGATCGATTTTGTAAAAGTATAATGTACCATCATCTAAACGTTGTAATCCATAAAAATATCGGGGATTACCTTCACCTAAGTTGTCGCTTTGATTAAGTTCTGTTCCAATTGTATATGCCATAATAGTAATTATCCTTTAACTGATCTCGACCCAACTCATTACTAAATCTATACTGCTAGCAAGATTTGATGTAATAATCACATAAGTGAGTGGTCCCAGATTTAATTTTTCACCGCCTGTAACTACCCGTGCGCTACTATTCGGCGGGATGGTTATGTTGTTTATAAAATATGCAAGTGTTCCTGCTACTGTATCTTGTAATTGAATGCTAGCTTGAATAATACTGCTAGTAGTATTAGTTAAACTTAGTCCAATAACGGTTGTTGTTGCACTACCGTTAGTTGTCAATACGGTTGTTGGAGTTGTTCCTAATCCTGTTGCTAATGCGTTTTTAAATACTGTTCCCATAATCTCTTATCCTAATGCTAGTGCCAGACCAGCTCCAATTGAGTTTGCTGTAGATGTTGTCACACCTGAGCTACTACCTGCAACACTTCCCCAACCAGATCCATTATATACCTCAACATATTGTTGATCTGTATTAAAACGAATCATTCCAGTTTGCTCATAAAGTGTGCTAGGATAGTTACTATTATTACCAACAGGAATTACAACACCGCCTGTTCCTGCAAATTGTACAAATCCTTGACTTGTTCCAGAAATTGTTGTTGGAGTAGATACTGTTTGACTTGGCGCAACGTAATATGTTCCTGTTCCTCCAGATCCTGTACCGACTTGGACAATTCCAGTTCCAGATGTAATACCTGTACCGCTTAAAGACATACCTGCTAAAATTGTTCCACTTGCAACTGCTGACACATTTAAAATAACTGGAGTGGCTGTCATTGTTTCACTATTAATAGCATTTGCATATGACACGCTAATACCCCAAGTACCAGTGCTTGTACCTGATCCAGAAATATTGTTTACAATAAATGTACCGTTAGTTATACTACTTCCAGTTAATACCATTCCAGGAATAATTGTTGGGGTTCCTGATGCATACGGTGTTGCAACTGAAAAAGTTGGACCATTTGCTGTTAATGTTTGGTATCCTGAAGGTCCAGATGTATCTGTTGTGTAAGTAGATGGAGTTGATGCATCTAACAACAATTTTGTATTAGCTACCGCAGTCAACGCACTATTTGGAACTGTTATAGTTGTTTGTGTTGGGTCATAGACATTACTGCCAACTACTATTCTTAAATTAGTTAATCTTCCGGCAAAGTATCCTAAGTTACCTTGCTCACCAATTAATGAAGTAAACCCTTGATAGTTTAAATTTGTACTTGTTGTACCAGTGGTTGAACGTGTTCCATTTAAAAATAATGTCTCAACTCCTGAGCTGTTACGTGTTACAGCCACATGATACCAAGTGTTTAGATTCATTGTTGGAACGGTGTATGAGTTACTTGTTACATTGAATGTTGAACTCGAAATGCTAGTCATTGAATCAATGTGTAATCCAAATCCATAATTTGATGATCCGCCAAAAATAAATGCTGGTGTACCAGTAGTCATGTAGAACCATGCTTCTGCTGTAAATGCGCCGTTTCCAACAATGATGCCTGGGCTCATACTCAAATACTGAGTATAGCCAGCAAATGAAATACTTCCGCCTGGAACCCAAAATGGAACTTGTGAAACAGTCAATACTGAACCAGCGATACTTGCTGTAATTGCAATTGGTGTCCCTGGTGCGATAGTTCCTGTAAAACTTGCACTACTTGTTGTTTCTGTGAATTGTGTCACAGCATTTGGCACAATATTAGTAATAGTATTATTTGTAAATTGCAAATTACCAAACACAATACCGCCAGTGCCAGTAGAGTTAAAATAGATACTAGTATTAGTTCCGGTAGCCTGAATAGTACTTCCAGAAACTGTTAAGTTGCTAGTATTAAATGTTGTTGTGTTTAGTGTTGTTGATGAAAATGTACTAGTTGTTAAGCCAGCGGTGTATACGTTTGCCCAAGTTAAACTATTTGAACCTAAAGTATATGTATTATCAGTTGCTGGTAAAATGTTACTGTTAACTTCGCCTGTGAATGTAACGGTGTCGTTACTTGCGGCTCCAAGTGTAATATTTCCATCAGCAGTAATTGTTCCAGTAGCGTGTAAATTACCTGTTACTAGAACATTATTATTAAGATTAATTGCACCAGTACCATTTGCCGTAATATTAATATTGCCATTGGTATTAGTTGAACTTAGGTTATTTCCAGTAAGTTGCAAGTTACCAATAGCGGCAGTCGTCATGTTAACTGCTGGACTACCACCGCTTGGTGTGAATGTGATATTAGTAGCTGTACTAGAAATTGTACTACCTGTAAAGGTAATATTTCCTAGAGTAGATGATCCACTGATGTATAAATTGGTAGTACGGGTTGTGCCATTAACACTTAAATCATTTGTGGGCGTGGTGGTGTTAATGCCGACGCGGCTGTTATTAACATCCAAGTAGAGAAGGCTCGTCTCGAAGGCTAAGTTCACTCCATTACGAAGTAAATTATCCTTTAAGAGCGGACCCGAAATTCGACCAACAGCCATTTACGCTCCCGTATACCCCGTGTTTCACGGTTAACCACTTTTTCAGCTGTACGCTCTTAGCGGGTTTACCACTGTTTAACCATACGAAAAATGGTCATTTTTCGTAATCAATGTATTTAGCTGTTTTAAGTTTTTGGGTTTATCTACCAAAGATTATGGCATCGGTAATCATAATGTTAGTCACTTGATCAAGACTTAAAGTAGCACTTGCACCACCGATTGCGCTCCATGCACTACCATTATAAAATTCTCCATAGCCAAGTGACGTATTGAAACGAATCATACCAGTTGTTGCATTAACTGGACGCTGGGCTGTTGTACCTGTTGGAATAGCTGTACCTGCTGTACCTGCAAACTTATAATATCCTGCCGCAGTACCAGCTAGGGTATAAGCACCATTTGACGGATTTGTGATACTATTTTGGTTAACTGCTGTAAATTGTGTTCCGTTTAGACTAATAATTCCTGTGCCTGTTGGAAGTATTTGTAAGTTAGCAGATGCACTATTATTAGTAATTGTGCTTCCATTGAAACTTAAATTACCAGCATTTAAAGTTGTTGCTGACGTTGTTGGAACTGTTGTAGAACTTACAGAAAATGTGTTGGTATAGACATTATTCCAACGATTTGTGCCCGAACCCAATGTGTATGTATTAGTAGTTGAAGGTAAAATATTACTGTTAACTTCTGCTGTAAAATTAATTGTATTACTCGAACTTGTTCCTAAAGTAATATTTCCATCAAAAGTTATGTTACCTGTAGCATGTAAATTTCCGCTAACTGTAACTTGAACATTCCCGTTTCCATTGGCAAGATTAATGGTTCCTGACCCGTTCGCTGTAACATTTATACTATTATTGGTTACGGTATCGGTAATGTTATTGCTATACAAATATAGATTATTTGTTGTTAGTCCGGGTGCAACTACAGTATTCGATGAACTAAAAGTAATGTTACCAACTGCGTTTTGAATGTTATTGGTACTAATTACAAAATTGCCAATATCAGCTGTAGAATCGACTATTAGGGTAGTTGTGTCAATTGCGTTTGGTGTATATAAATCGTTAACAGGTGTTGTAGTATTAAAACCAATACGCTTGTTATTAACGTCTACATATAAAACTTGTGTGTCAAAGGCAAGATTATTACCGTTACGTAACAGATTGTCCGATAGTAGCGGACCGCTAATTCTACCTAGTTCTCGCCCCATGGTAGGCTCCTAATTACTGGTCAAAACCAAGCAATGCTACGACAGTTTTTCCGTAAGGTACTGGTGCAGTAAATTGCAAATAGTATCCTGATTCAAGTGTGCTTACATCTGCGATTGTAATTTGTGTATTCACTGCTAAAGTACTTGTTGTAGTTGCTTTGCTTAGTGTAATACTAGTTAATGCATCTGTATTTGGATCTGTTGTAAATGCTGTTACTACGGTACTTGCTTGAATGTTTGTACCTGTAACTTGTGCATTAAGAATGTCTCCAGTAACTGTCGTTGCTGTACCAGTTCCGCTACCAACACCTGTTGCAACAAAACTTGTACCAACGTTATTGTTTGACGCACCGATTGATGTAAATGATGTTGTACCAACAGTTGTAATTGTATAAGTTGTACCTAATATAAAAGATCCAGCTGTAACAGTTGTACTTTGACTTGCCGCAAAAACTGCTGGAGTTGTTCCGCTTGCTGTTACTGTACCTGTTACTGTCATAGTTCCTGGATTGGATGCTAGTGCATAAGTTACAGTAGTTGATGATCCGCCTGTAACTGTGAATACACCATTATATCCACTCGGTGTGAATCCTGTTACCGTAATAGTAGCACCGGTTGCAAATGGTTGTTGTGTTTGTGCTGGAAATGAAATTGTTACTACGTTAGCTGACCATGAAGCTGTTGTTGCAATAAGACTTGTATTAAAATATAAAGTTGTTGATCCGCTTACAGCCGCATAACTTAATGTTGGTGTATAGGTTGATCCAGTGATTGTTGGGTTTTGTACAACACTATAGTTGATACCAGAAAGTTGAGGAATGTTTTCAACATAGACTAAAATATTCTGTGCGCCAAAGTTTGTAACATCGCTTGAAATATTTGTTGGGTTATAGTATACTGAGTTTAGAGGTCCAAAATAAGTGCTAGAGCTGTCACCTGCTCCTAAGTTTTGTTGGACAACTTGAGTAGCTTCTTTGAATCTTAAGGCACGCCATGCACTACCTTGATATACTTCAATTTCATTTGTAGTTGTATTATAGCGCATCATTCCGGCTGTTGGACTGCCAGGACGTTGACCAGTTGTACCATTAGGAACTACTAAACTTCCTGCACCTGTAGGTTTTATATAGACGTTGGCATTTGCTGTATCTGAGTATACAGTAGTATCAAAAATTGCTCGACGACTAAGAGTTTGTTGTTTAAGGAATCTCATTATACTGGCAATGTGCTTAAAGTTATATTCAATGTGCTAGCTTGACTGCTAACTGCTACGATTGTATCGTTTCCACTTAATACTAATTTTTCTTGATCTAGACTTACAGTTTCACCTGCAGGAACTGCTAATGCGTTTATAATCATGTTTGATGAACTTGCTGTTCCAACAGATCCTGCATTGTTAGGAACTGCGTATAATGTTAAGTTTGAACTTACTGCACCTGTGTTGCAAACAATCATGCAAGTGATAGCATTACCGATCTGTGGAGCGGTTACTGAACTAGTATAAACTGTTGTGTTTGTTGTTCCGATTAATGTTGATGTTAATGCCATGTTCTATCCTTATAGTAAAATACTTAGCAAAGTTGCTCGTTGTCTACTAATCAATTCGTCTGGAGTTTGTACAGTACTGTTTGTAATGTACACACCTGTTCTTCCTGGTCCAATAGTTGAACTAGAATATATCTTTGTTTTGCCGCTTGTATATGTAGGTGTTGATTGATTATTTAAATCTAACACCGCATTTACTTGAACGTTTCCAGTATTTGCACTTAGTATCAAATCATTTGTTGTATTCGAAACAGTATCACCTGCAATGTTTACGTTACCAGTTAACAAGCCAGTTGAACTCAAAGTGCTGATAGTTGATCCAGCAATTTGAAAAAGAATGTTTGAACTTAATGCTTGAATAGCAGAGTTAGCAGATCCGATTGCTACACCAACTGGTTGTTGAATAGTTGTAACTGTAGCTGTACCTTGCACACTTGGAGAACCTGAACTCCAACTACTTGCAATATAATTTTGTACCCATGCAACTGTTACAATATCGTCAGCGTTTACTGCACGATATGAGTAAGGAGTTCCTGCTCCGTTTGTTGAATTTGCTAATCTAAATGTTGGAGTTCCTTTTTGTAAATCTACTTCAAGGTAACTGTTTCCATCATTTGTTAATGTTCTTAATTGCAGTCCGCCTAAAATGCCGTCTGCTGTTTGTAATTTAAAAGTACCACCTTTGTTTAAAGTTATAGTACCTAATGTTGTAATTGTGCTAGTGGTTGTGCTAGCAAAAGTAACAGAACTTGTAGTGCAAGCTGTTACTGTATATGTTCCGTTATAAGCTGAAGGACTAAATCCTGCAACTACAATAACTGATCCAGTACTTCCGTTTGAAGCTACGGGAAATGGTACTGCACCTTGTGTTGAAAAATTAAATGTTACTGCTGATCCTGTTGCAGTATAGCTTGTAGCCGCTATAGAAGTTGTTGGATCATAATGTCTTACTGATTCATCAAAGATCAGTTGTGCTGGTTGTGCAACACCTCTATCTACTTGAAGGCCTGATTGATAACTTAACGAACTAGGAATTCCATTGGTAGTTAGTCCTGCATTAATTTGTAATATGTTTACTTCAACATTCAAATTACTTGAATTAATTGTAGTAGTTGTACCATTAACAACAAGATTGCCAGTGACTGTTACCTGACCAGAACTAGTAGGGTCAAGAATAATTGTCCCACCGTTTTGAACTAATATGTGGTAATCGCCTTGGTTTGTTTTTACAACTCTTGTCATTTAGAATCCTAATTGGGGACCGAAGTCCCCATTGAGTTTATTAAGCGTTATCTAGTGTTACTGAAACGTTAGCTGTTGGACTTGTTAAGTTCCATGCGGCCGCTTGTCCAGTAGTAAACTGTGTACCTGAAATTGGAGTTAAGTATGCCTTACGGTTTGTTAACTTAGATACAGCATAGATACCACCAGCACTGTCAGTAGCAATGATTGCCATTTGACCTGTAGTCAAACTGCTTTCAGCAACTGCTGTTAGCTTGCACAATGTACCTGGGTATGTACCACCTTGTT